AATCATTTGAACCATTTGATGGGATAATTAAATCAATAGAATAAACACCTTTTGTTACGTGTGTTACTTGTGATTGAGTGAATGATGAAAACAATGTATCGGTATAGTCGTATATTTCAACTATTGGTATAGAATCTAAGTTTGTTGGGTTACCACCTAAATTAACATACAGATATAATTTATTATTTTTATCTAAATAAAAATTATTTCTATCATCTTTTATATGGTTATCATATATTGTTTCAATATACGGTTCGTAGAATGTTTGTGTGTTATTTGTGAAGAAACCAACATATTGTGGTGCTGTTGTATTTAATAATTCATAACTTCTATCATATGCTATACCTAAACCATAATTAGTATCACCAGTTAACACACCATTAACATAATCAGTAATATCCATTTCTATATTTTCATTACCTTTATCAAAATGTTGTGAAGCTATAGTGATAGAAGCTGGTGAACCAGAATAAACACCTGCTCCGCCATTCCACTCAATACCAGTTTGAGCTCTAACCCAGTTTGACGCACCCACATAGTAAGCTGAGTCACCAAAAGTTAATAATGGGATTTCATAATCATACCCAACACCATTATCCCATGGTTGGTCGATTTTAAATAATATTAGATTAAATGATGCTGTTCTGTCTTTTGAACCTATTGTTGAATTTAACAATTCCTTATCAAAAGAACCTGTATTTGTCATTCTAAGAGTATGTTTTAGTTTGGATAAATCAGTGAATGTACCACCACTATAAAGTGATTTAATTCTTGTTTCATCAAAATAAAATAAAAACCTACTGTAGTTGTTATTTCCAGCTGGACCACCATAAAATAGTTCAGTTATAGGGTTTAACCCAGTATTTACATTTGAATTGTAAACTATTGTGTTATTCTTATCGAAAAAGGTTCTAATTACCATTGATTATATTTTATATATAAATATCATTTAATATAGAAATGTTAACTTATATATAAAAATATTAATTAATACGAATATTCTTACTTAACATTCTTTTTTCTAAATCTTCAGCTTTTGATTTTAAAGCGGCTATCGCTTGTATATTTCCAGAAGCTGTTAAGTCAGTGGCTGGGTTACCATTTCCGTTGTGTACATGTGAACAAATTGCGTCTTTAAGTAATCGTAAATAATCTAATAAAATATCACCAAATGGTAATTGGTGTGCATCTTTTAAAATATTGGTTAATTCCTCATCACTAATAAGGTTCTCTTGGTTTAAGGTTATATTTGGTGACCCGTTTTTATGTGTTAATAAATTAATTTTACTTGAAACTATATTAATAACAGTACCAGTTTCTGTTGTTTCATCATCATCTGATATTGGAATTTTAACACCATTTTTTATTTGAATAAACCCCTGTGTTTTACTATTAAAAGCAATTTTAAATTGATTGGAATTAGATGATTCAAATTTTCCAGCTCTAATTACAACTTCATTATTTTTTTGGGTTATATCTGTATTATATCTACCTTGTATTGAAATTTCATCAGATTTAGGGAAAACACCAATTAATTCTGGTATAATTTTATTTGTTGTGTTGTCGCTTAACACTGGAGGTCCAGATGTTAGTTGTCCAAACGTAAAAGGTCTTAAAGGTGTTAAAGCTGATGCTTTATCATTTTCTAATTTATCTAATTGAGAAATAATTGGTCCGATATAAAGTCTATCAGCGTGTTGCGAAGTTTTACCCATTATAAAAATCCATACAACTTCACCTACTTTTGGGATTGTTGAAAGGTGTTTTGGTAACAACGGAAAAGCCCATGGTAGTTCTTTTGTAGGTAAATCACCATCGCCACCTACAGTTGGTGAACCGTTGATTCTGACTTTAATTCTACCCATTCCATTTTCATCTTCAATCGAATCAACAACACCATATTTTAAATATTTAAAATTGTCTTGGTTGTATTCACTGTTTGTCATGAAAACTTTATTCGTACCGTTTCCTATAAAATACATATTATTCTCCTTTTAATCTTTTTAAAATTATTCTATTTGCTTGGTCAAAGCTTTTTTCTATTTCAACTAATTTGTCAAAATCTAATATCATTCTCAATTTAATAGCTTCATGGTCTGATTCTAATTGTTTGATGTGGAATAATATTTCATTGTTTGTTTTTGACTCTAAATTATCTTTTTTTTCTTCCATAATAAAAATTTATCTAATTATTCCATTCCCAACTGCAATAGTTGTTGTAACACCTTGTGAAATAACTGGTGCACCTAAATTACCAACACCTACTGTTGTAACTGAAATCCCAGGTGGTATTGCAATATTAACAACCGATTCTGTTAATAAAGAATTTAATATTTCTTCTACTCTAATTAATTCCATAGTTTCATCTACATTTGGTCCATCAGCAAATACATCACCAACTTGTCTACCAGATTCTGATTGTCTGGAAATAATTCTAGCTGCAATTGCTTGCGATGACATGCCTGGTCTTAGTTGAGCCCCCACAACAATTAATGGTGGTGGTAGTGGTGCAACTGGTTCATCTGGGATTGCGAATGCTGATAAAATTAAATTTAATATATTACTAAGTGTATTTATTTCTAACATTATGTTAATCCTTTAATTGTTCTCAAAATATCTTGTGATACACCAACAAGACTTAATAACTGAGATTTTTTATTTTTTATTTTTTCCGTGTTTTTTTTAGCTACGGCATCACCCACTAGTTTTGCTATTTTTTGTAAAGCAATTGATAATAGTATTTTAATTATCAACCCAGAAATTCTTTTAATTATTTGTTTGAATAAGTTTTTACACTTTTTAATAAAATCAACTGAATCATTAAATTTAACATCTGGTCCGTAAATTATGTTATAATTTATTAAAAAAATAAAAACAACTTTAGGTGATAGGATAACACCCACAATAGATTTAATAATATTCGTAATAATTAATTGGAAAAAATTTAATTTAACAGAACCTTTATCTACATTTAATTTAACATTACTGGTACTTTGATTAGCCATGTTATCTAGACTAGTTGATATTACGTATTTTTTTTCTTGTATTGTTGTAGTTGTAGATAATGAATCATTAAAATTGGTGAGTGTAGATACTGGGATAGAACCATCAATTGTTTCTGATGTTTTTATCTTGATAACACCTCTTTGTCTTTCACTAGAACGTCTTTCAATAATTGATATTTCGTCATTACTAAAAGTAAAAAAAGTGTCATCATTAGAATCACTTTCTTTTGCGTTTATATCTTCATCTACCAATTTATCAACAATTTTATTTACCTTTTCTTCCATTTCTAATTGGAGTCTAGGTTTTTTAATTTGAAAAGAAATTGAACCGAAAATGGTGTCGATAATTCTACTTAGGATATTAGCTGAATTAAACAATGTAAGTGAATCGATAAAATTATTATTTAAATCGCTAAGTGTTTTTGAATTATAATCTGCATTTGATTTAATAGTTAAAGAATTGTTTGGTCTAGTAGAATCACCGATAGAGTTAAAAGTTATATCAAATAATCCAACACCATTTTTATCTTTCCAAGTATATGTTGCCCCATCTCCTTGTATTACACCGTAAAGAAATGTATTAAAATCAGAAGAATCAACTAATGGTGTTGTTACGTCATTATATAGTAAACCACCAACTTTAGTTGTTGCATCTATTTTAAAAAGATTTAAAAAATCAATTTTTTTAACTTCGATTATTATACCTTTAGATTTAATGAAGCTAGGTAAACTAGGGTCAACACCACAACTTACAATTGATTTTAATTCAGTTTTAAGAGCTTTTTTAATTTCTCTTTCAATTTTTTCTAGCTGATGGGTTAATATATCTACAATAACATTAATTAAAGCTATATACCCAATTAAAGATTGTATTAAATCAGTTAAAAATGTGATAGTGTCACCTTTATTATTAATCGAAGGGAAAGATGAATTTTTGTACATCTTTGGCATTCCTTCGGTTAATGTTCTAGCGGCTGCTATTTCACCAAAAACTTTTTGTTTTTTTTCTAATAATGACATAGTTATTCGTTTTCATCACCTAAAAAATTATTTTTATTATCATTCTTTAGCATCTCTCTAATTGATTTAAAATCAGATATTGATGCCGTTCCATGACTTCTTTCATTTATAGTAGTTTCAATATCTCCACGATTTTTAATTATATCACTTTGTAATTTAGCTAACTCTAATTTGATTCTGATTGCGGAGTCTTTTATTTTTAAAAGACCACCTTTTTCTTTAGCGATTTTAGTTAAATCATCAACATCTGCTGGTGTTGCACTAGCTGATAATTCATTAATTGTTTTTTGTGCGTCATTTATTTGTAAACACGCATCATTATACGTTTCTTGCATAAGACCAGATAATGAATCATCACTATTTGTTTTAATTACTTGTTTTTGTTTTCTTGGCAAAATTTCTATGTTTTAATTATATTGTTATTTAATATAAATAGATAATAAAATAATTTTATAACAATTTTTTACAACCCATGATGTTTTAATAATTCATAAAGTTCTTTATATCTTTTCATTGCTAATCTAATATCTTTTGTTGATAGGTTGGTATAATTTCTCATCGTCTCTAACACTGAATTTTTATTATATTTAGAACCACCATCCATAGATTCAAAAGCTGTTTCCCAATTCTCTAAAATTTCAATTAAAGCTAGACCAACTTTTTTTTCATTTTCGTTTAACCTTTTTTTAATAGGTAGTGTTTCATTGTTTAATTCTTCTTTAATACCATTAGATAATTTTTTGATAAATTCATCCATTAAAAAATTATCATCATCAATAATATATGTTAAATCTTCACGTTCTTCAATAGTTTCAGACATCTCTTCGTATGAAGCCATTTGTTTTATGTTTTTTTCATCCTTGATTAACAAACCAAGAATATAATTTTTACTTATAGTCCCAAAATATGAATAAGCTTTTTTCCCTCTACCACTTTCAAACTTATGTACTTTTGTCATTAGAAAAGATACGGTGTCGCTATGCAACTCTTCAAAAGTTTCTCCTTTTCTGTACAGTTTATACCTTCTAATTATGGATTCAATCATTTTATCGAGTGGTTCTTTCAACCACTCGTTAAAAATGAGGTTCCTTTCTATTTCGTTTGTTGATTCTAAAAAATTAATAACGGCTTCTTCTTCTTCTGGACCAAAATACATATCATTTTTTCTCTTGCGTCCTCGTTTAGTTACCATTCATTAATTTTCAATTTCGTATGTTATTTTTCTATCAGCTGGGAAGTAATATTCTTTTTTAGCTGTTGATAACCACCATCTAGCTTCTACTGGGTCTAAGGTTTCTTTATATGTTGAGAATAGAGAACCTGGCCTTTGGTTTAAGTGTTTGTACCCAAATCTAGGAATAACAAATACCTTTGCATCTTTAAAAGTCATACGTAGTAAAAATTCATAGATAAAAGTTAATTTGATACTAGGTTTAAAACCACCAAAATCATCATAAACTGATTTTCTAATCACCATTCCATCGATATTAAAGTTTTGATATGTTAACAATGCATTATTGTCTAAAACACCTAATTCATCTGAAAAACTTTGAGCCCATACTGCTTCATTTGTAAATCCAATAAATTGACCACCATTATCAACATCAATGATAATTGGCATGAAGATATCAACATTTGAGTGTTTTTCTCTATGTTCAATAACATTTTTGAACCAAATTTTAGCGTATTCATCATCCAATTCCAAGATTGAAAACCATTCGGTTTTACAAACTGAAACCCCGTAATTAACTTGTGATGCGAAATCAGTTTCGCCATCATTTTCAACAATTCTAACTGAATTTTTATAATCACCGTAATCAACTTTTTTAACGGTTTTAACAACATCGCTACCTTTTGGAACAACAATAATTAATTCGTCTGGTCTGATTGTTTGGTCTATAACGCTTTGTACTGCGTTTGTAAATAAAACTTTTGTTTCTTCATTCAATTCGTGCACAGGTAGTACAACACTAATATTATTTGTATTTTTCATATTTATAGTTTTTATTAAGCGTTAGTTGTAGTTAATTCTTTTTCAGTATTCTCCAATGTTTCTAAAGTTATTTTTAATTCAGAGATTCTATTTTCATGTAATGTTGTGTAAACTTTACTAGCTATAGATACTTGTTTTTCTGAAGTATAAGAACCTTTTGTTTCATTAATATTTTCAGTTAAATCAGATGGGATTGAATCCTCTAACCAGACTTTTAAATAAGTTGCGATTAATTCTGGGATATTAAGTGTTGTATTTGTCCAAATACCGTTTTGTTTAATAGAAATATTACCTTCTTCATCAACATTTTCCATCCATTCTGGAATCATATTTGGTATTTTACCAATTACTGGTGTATTACACTCAATAGCTTCTAATGGGAAAGTACCAAAACCAGATTGTTCATCAACCCAAACAGCTAAACATGATTTACCTAATTCTGTAGCGAATTCTTCTCTAGATAAACCTCTTAATTCTTTAAATGTAATCCATTTATAAATTGGGTATTGAAGATAAAAAGATTTAGCGATTTTAGCAGCATCCCCTTGATTTCTAGTTAAAATACTTACAACTGGAATTTTTGGTTTATCACTATCTTTAAAATAAGATGGTATAGATACTGGTATAACATGTGTTTTGATTGATGGGAACATTGTCTTTAAGTAATTTGATTGTCTCTCAGTTGTCGTGATTACATCGGTAAAACCGTAATCAACATTCCATCTTTTACCAATTGGTAATAATTCTAGTAAATAATCATAACTTTGGGAGAAAACAACTTTTTTACATGGGAAACCTTTTACTTGGTCCATTATATTAGCGAATATTTCTGGTATGATAATAAAATCAGCTGGACTAACATTTAATTGCTGCCCTTCAATTGATGAATGTGGTAATAAAGCGTATTCCTCACCTAACCAATCAGCGATACCATTACCTTCTTGGTCACCTCTTAATTTGTAATCATTTTTTTCATGTAATATACTCGCTCTATATCCTAAATCATTTAAAATTTTAACATGTTCGTAAATATTAGCAATACCAGCTGTTGGGTTACCTTTAGTGTCTAAGGTAAAAAAGTATAAGTTAAAATCTTTAGATTCTAATTTAGCTAGAACCTCTTTTACTTGTTTGATTTGTTCTACCACTTGATTTTTTTGTTCTTCCATTTTTATTTTATTTTATTTTTTATATTATTCTTGTTCTTTTAATATACCATAATGATATAATGTATTGAATGCTATTTTATATGATAATGATGTTTTTTCTAAAGCTCTCTCAGCACCTAAAGTTGCGTCATCAGCTTCTTCCATATCATCCATTAATATTTCCAACATTAGTCTAACCATTTCGTATTTGGCTCCATCGATTTCTCTACCTCTTTCTTTACTAACTTCAGTAATATCTGTATGTACAACATTATTATCTGAGTCAACATGAATTTTTTCTTCACGTTCAATTATTTTATCTGTTGGTTTGACTCCAACTGGTAAAATTGTTTTTTCTAATGCATCTAAGTCAATATAATAGATGCTTCCACCGAATTCAATCATATTAGTCAATTTCTTCGTAAGTTGTTATTTTTGTATTTAATATTTTATTTCTAAGTTCTTCATCGTTAATGAAATCTAATATTGAATCAATTTCATAATCTGAAGGTGTGTTTTCATTGTAAGTTGTTTTAACTTTAACACTAATTTTACCAGATGGTTTTGATTCTAGTGCTTGTGGGTTAGCTGTAATTAGTATATCAGCACCATCCCATTCACTAACATAATCCTTAACGAACCTTACTTTATCTGCTCTACAACCAGTCTTAGATAAAAAGAAATACGTTGATGGTATACTTTTATCAACTTCACGACTAACAAGTTCAATTTCGTGTTCTTCATCATCTTTAATATCCATTAAAAAAGTATTAAAATGATTCATTAAACCGTCTGACATTTGGTCAGCATGACCAAATATCTCTAGTGGTGCTTCTAAATAAAGAAACGTATTAAATTTGTTGATATCATCAAATTTAAAAAATTCAATTAGATTAAAGTTTGTTATATCATGTTCTTTTACACCACTTTCACCCATGTATTTGTCGTAAGTGTAAGCTAGTTGACTAACATAATCCCTAAGTACTTCATTTAAGGAAATCGAAATTTTAGCCATAATTTAATTATTATATTTTTATGTTATATTTTATTATAAACAATTATAATTAATATAATTAATTTGTAAATAATAAACTATAATAAAAAA